TTTCATTAGATCCTTACGAGCATCGTCACTATTACCTTTTTTGCCATAACGCTGAGCATACTTCAGAACGTTACCAATCATAAATCCCATACCATGACCACCGTCAATAATAAATTCTGAGGCTTGATACTTGGCCTTAGAATAATGTTCTGAATAGGTGTCTTCAACGTATTCTGATAGTTCAGAAATTAGGTCGTCTTCGTTAAATTTGTATGCCGTCATTTGTCTGTACTCGTTTGTATGATTATCTATAATACTATTATAAACTATATATCATCAAATGTAAATAGAAAACCTGATAGTTAATATATTAGCTACATGTTGCTGCTGTGCGCACAAGAGCTAATATATTAACTATATGAATACTGTTACATTTATGTTACAGTTGGAAATATAATGCACTTGGATTGAAATTAAGTGTTTACAATCTCACCATTATAGTATATAATAGACCTATCAAAACAACAAAAGGCTTAATACATGAACGATAATTTTATATTCATAGGAGACCAAGAAGAAACGAAGATCTTCAAGGACGCTTCGTTATATATGGTAAGGTATCTTGCGAGTAAGTATACTGATTATGTATCTAAAAAGAAACGTATTATGAAATCTGGCAAAGTTACTAACCGCGATAGCATGGTTAGCAAATTTTATGATACCGAAATCCAAATGGTTAAATATTATAAACCTTCATTAGTTCGTCTTGATTGGAAAGCTTCTGAAAAGTTTGTTAATAAAATTATTAAATCTAAGACTTGGAAAAAGTTATGTGACAACACCGAAGGTTGTGACAATAAATCTCATGCCAATCCTAGAATGGTACAACAGAAAATGAGATGGGCTGGTATGGCCACTTATGACGGACAACTTATTCTAAGAGAAACGAATTGCCCTTATACTATCGTACACGAGCTCGCACATCTATGCGGGAACATGCACCATGATATAGGATTTCGTCGCGATGTGTTGATACTAGCTTCAAGGTTTATTAGCCCAGTGTTTGCTAAAATTTTAAAGAAAGATTTTAAAGATGCGGGTTTTAAAATTAAAACAAGTACGAGTATTAAAACTCCTACGTCATGGTTAGAGTCTTATAACAAAATGGCTCTCATGAGAGCAAAAAGAGATGTGTAACATAAATGTAACAGTACAAAATAAAATGCACTTAAGGTGAAATTAAGTGTTTACAATCACACCAAAGTATGATATAATAGACCTATCAAAACAACAAAAGAAAGTATAATATATGAATGGTTCTAGAAACGAAATAACAGTTTGGCATGATGCTGAATTTCAAGGCGAAAGAGCAATCTCAACACTTTATGAAGGTGTTGAATTTGTTCGTGATATCCCTTGCGAAACTGGTTGTGAATTCGCTAAAGAATGTGAAACTAAAATGCTAGATTGCGTAGCGACTCGTAATTGGTACTATAACGGCGATTATGCTGATAAAGATGTTAGTCGCTTAAGGAGGGCTTGTAAATAATGTTAGAATTATTATATAGCATATCTCAATTATTGATACTTGCCGTTCTTTCGTTTACGTGTGGTTATGGTTTAAGAGACATTTACGTTAACCTCAAAGATCACTTTCAAAATAAAAGGAATACATTATGAATAAAACAGAAGAATTAGAAGAAATGGCGAACGCATCGCACCGCGCATGCCTCGCATTACGCGAAGATATCGTACAAGCATTAAGTGAAAATGTTTGTGAAGTTAACTTTATCAAAGTTGACGGCTCTCATCGTATAATGTTATGTACATTAGTCCCTTCTATGATGGATGCCGCAAGTCAAACTGCGGCTACGACAGATGATGACAAACCACCACGTCCAGTAAACCACGACATCGTTAAATGTTATGATGTCGAAGCAATGGGATGGCGCTCTTTCAGAGTTGATTCTGTAAGTGATTGGAGTATTCAATAATATGGCTAAACGTAAACAAAAAACTAAAAGTCGAGTTAAAACCGGCTTAGGCGGTGCACCACTTGATCGTGGGTTTATGCAATATAAAAGTTACATTCGAACTGAGGTAGATAAAAAAGATATCGCAGGTTTAATTCGTAACTATATTCGTAAAGAGTATACCAAAGATGAAGTGAAAATAATGTTCTCTGCATCTGATTGGCAATTTTATCTCTACACTCATATCGCTGCAACTATTGGTTGGAAGAATGCTGAGTTAGAATTTCCAATTAGTTGGAGATCTGAGATGGTACTCAATAATTATATCACTGCACTGACGATTGATGGTAATAAAAGAATTGCTGAAAAAGAAGCTACGGTCGATGACTCAGCTCCTAAATCTCGTTCGCCGATGGAAATTCTTAAGATTAAAACTGGCGATGTGTTAGCAAATATTGATGACGTTATTGATGACCATGTATTAAACCATAAGACTAATAACGCATTGACCGCCTTTGATGAATTGAATATCTATTCTAAATTCAACAAAGAAGGTACTGCATATAATACCGCGAAGGCAAGCTTTGATCATATCGAAAAGTTAACTGAAGAGATTGAACTTCTTTTAACTAAGAAAGATGATCAATTGACAGAGTCATATAGTTTTATGAAGCCTAAAAGACAAAAGGTTCTATTAGCGTTCTTGATCGATATTCGTGATGACATTAAAAGATATATGTTAAACAAAAAAGCTACTCGTAAAACTAAAGCACCTACGATTATGACAGCTGACAAACAAGTAGCAAAAATTAAGTATGCCAAAGAATCGATTGAGTACAAAATTCAAAGTATTAATCCAGTATCAATTATTGGCGCAAGTCAATTGTATACATTCAATACCAAGAATCGTATGTTAACCGAGTATCTGACAAGTTCACCAAAAGGATTTGAGATGAAAGGTACTACACTACAAAACTTAAACTCTGCCTCAAGGTCTATTAGACTTCGTAAGCCCGAAGATATTCTTCCGGACATTCAATGTAAACCACTATCTCGTATTAATACAATTTGGAAAGGTTTAACGACCAAACAAAGTACGCCAAATGGTAGAATTAATAACGATACTATATTAATTAGGATTTTTAAATAATGATACCATTAACAAAGGCAAAATTCACTAAATTAATTCAAACTACGGTCCTTGAAAAAAGACTCACCTACATCGACGCGGTTGTGGATATATGTGAGGAAAATAAGATCGAGATTGAAGACATATCTAAATTTCTATCTCCGGTCGTAAAGGAAAAGATTGAAGTTGAAGCCATGAACCTGAATTATTTACCAAAAGAAAGTACACTAGATATTGACGATAAATAAAATAAATGTCATAAATCTATTTACAAACGTATCTTTTTGATATATAATAGAACTAACAGTTACACAAACGTAATTGTTACATACACTGTAACACAATGTCATACATTGTCAATAATACTAGGAATATAAAATATGAGTTTTGAAAACTTAAGAAAAAATCGTAATAATATTGCGAAGCTGGTTGATGAGGCTAATAAGGTCAATTCACCATCAAAAAAATACCAGGCAGACGAACGCTATTGGAAACCAACTGTAGACAAAGCAGGTAATGGTTATGCTGAAATTCGTTTCTTGCCTCAAATGGACGGTGAAGATCTTCCATGGGTTCGTTACTGGGATCATGGATTCAAAGGTCCAAATGGTCAATGGTACATCGAGAAATCTTTGACTAGTATTGGTCAAGACGATCCTGTATCAGAGTCTAATGGCCTTCTTTGGAATTCAGGTATTGAGTCAGATAAGGCAATCGCTCGTGAGCGTAAACGTCGCCTTCATTATGTCTCTAATATCATGGTTGTATCCGACCCTGATAATCCAGCAAACGAAGGTAAAGTATTCCTTTATATGTTTGGTAAAAAAATCTTTGATAAGGTTATGGATATTATGCAACCGTCTTTCCAAGACGAAAAGCCTATTAACCCATACGATCTTTGGGAAGACACTACCTTTAAGATCAAGATCCGCCAAGTCGAAGGATATCGTAATTATGATAAGTCTGAGTTCTCCAAGAACGACGTCTTTAAAGATGATTCACATCGCGAAGAAATTTATAATAAGGTTCATGCACTCGCTGAGTTACAAGATCCTGCCAATTATAAATCATATGATGAATTGAAAGCTAAGTTGAACAAAGTTTTGGGACTTGATAACTCTCCGAGCGTACAACAAATGGCTCAATTAGGTGAATCACAAACCGTTGCTCCTGCTCCTGAAGTAGTTGCACCTGTCACGGCAGAGCAATTTGCCGCTACAGAAACGGATGACGATGCTACTCTTAATTATTTCGTTAAGTTAGCTCAAGAGTAATCATAATACTAGGAGAGATGCGGAGGGTTTGTTGTTATCCCTCCGCATTTTTTTATGCGAATGCCGGCTCACCGAAGTTATTCGGTCTTGCGACTTCCGGCATTGAATTCTCCATAACTTGACTCGTTTGATTATTAGTAGTATTGCTGTTAGCGGGAGCATTAACAATAACTGTACTACCATTTTCTTTATCGGCTTTGTTTGCTTCTCTTTGGGCATCAGTTAATTTTTTAGTTTTATCCATAAAGGGTTTTGTTAATATATCAACGCCCTTTTCTCCCATAAAATAACCTAATCCACCGCCAACAAGACCACCAAGACCAGCTCCAATAGCTGTTCCAATTCCAGGACCAAAGAAAGTTCCAATTAATCCGCCAAGCTTAGCACCTGCCATGGCCCCAACTCCAGCTGCTGCTAGACCGACTCCAACCTTTGTTGTCTCTACAACTTTTTCTGCCGTACTTTTTTGTTTATCCAGAAGTGTAGGTATTAAAAGCATCGCGGCGAGGACGGCTTTTACAGGGCCTGGTACAAATTTTCCTACTACTTTAGCGCCTTTCGCCAATTTGCCAAGCTTGGCAAACTTGCCTACTTTCCCTATCTTAGCCTTTGTAAATTTACCTGTTTTAGCATCTCTGCCAACTAGCTTGCCCTTGCCCTTCACTTTGGTCGTGCCCTTCGCAACAGCCCCGCCTTTGGTCCCGTCTTTACCACCAAGTAATCCCATTGCGCCTTTACCTAGCTTAAAAGCTACTAATCCGGCGACAACTAGGCTTAAGGTTTCAATGAAACCGTCCACTCCGTCTATAAATCCAGTAATTTTTTCTTTCGTTTTGTCCCAAAAGTTCATCAGATTATCGAAGAACACGCCGGATTCTAAATCAGCTAATATCTTTTTAAATGTCTCAGATTCTAAGAATTTACCTAAACCCACCATTAATGCTATTAATAACGCGCCTTTTAATACCTTTTTAATAAAGCCCCAAATGGTGCTTACGCCCTTTTTAATATTATCTGTGACTTTCTTAAACCCCTTTCCAGGGAGCGACGTTAACTTATCTTTTGCTGCTTCTAGTTTTTTAAGAGCGGACTTTTTGGATAGCGCCAATCGATCTTTCATATACTTGCTAGAAAGTTGAGCTCTTTTCTTTCCTTCATTTATTAGACTACCAAAGCCGTTGTTTAAACCCGATTTTATTTGACCGAGTAAAGATAATTGAATTTTATTGAAACCCAAAGCAGCCTTTTTGGCATTATCATTAGCTGATTCAATACTAAGATTTGATTTATCAAACAGCCCTAATTGCTCTTGATGATTATTCTTTGCATTTTCTACGCTACTTTTAGCAATAACTCCATTACCCCTTAGCGTCGCAGTTACATTTTCAATAGCTTCTTTTCTACTTCTATTTTCTACGCCTTGCGTTTCAGCAATGCCTAAGGTCAATGCATCAGACTGTTTCATTGTACTAATTTGATCTTCATGAAACTGCGCGGTTATATCAGAAAGGTGTTTTAATTCTAAATTTTCTTTAGCCATGTTGTTTACCTATAAGGTTACTACGCCTTCTTTGATTAATCTTTCACGGTTTATCATATGTAATGCTTGTACTTCTTCTTTTGATCCGCCAAAATAAGGAACGCATTGTCCTTCTTCGATCATTATCTCTGTTGCGGGGCGCCAAGAATCTGTTGCGGCATGATACACGTCAAAGTCGCCAAGAACACGACCGAACTTACCTTTCATGTCTTCGCCCTTCTTACTAATTTGTGTTCTCAAAACGGCGGTTTTACCAAGCAATTCTTTAAGACGTTTCTTTGCGGCTAGACCAAACTTCTTTTCGACCTTATCACGGGTACGAGATTCTGGAGTATCGATACCCATCACGCGTACGCGTTCCTTTGCCATAATAATCCCGAATCCAAGATCAATATCTACGTCCACAGTATCGCCGTCAATGACTCTTACTATTTTAACTCTATAATCATACATTATTTATTTCTCCGTGCTTCTTCTTCGTGTTGGCGCTTTTCTTCTTCTAAGTGTTCATTTAGAAGTCCAATATATATTTCTAATTCCCAAGGTATTAAATTCTCTATCTCAGTTAAACTATATTTAAAAACGTGCATTAAAGTAAAGTTAGTTTTATAATAATTTACTAGGTTATTATGAGATAGAGCTACTAAAAAAAATCATACATTCCTTTTAAAACTAAATTATAATCTTCTTTGCATGAATTGCATTTTTTAACTTTATCATATACCACGTAAGGCATTTTATCGCTTACAAACTCTGTAATATTTTCAAATTGTGTTGTCCGCAAAGAATCAATAAACGCATCTTGATCTTCTAGCGATTCATCAGCAAAAATAATTCTTTCTTGCTCAGTTATAACTGCAGAAATTGATGATTTAATTAACTTAAATGTTTCATCAACTTCATTTTTAGTAACGCCAGTTAGGCTTATTAATTCTTCATAAGTAATAAACTTCATTTCAAGCGTTATATCATTTGTCAATTGAATATTTTTATTAATTAAAGTCGCATCCATATTCATTTGAGCATCATTGATATTTACTTTAATATCATTTTTACTTTCACAATGAGGACAGGTATATTCTAAATCTGTATTCTCGCCTGTTGATTGTGCTCTTAATTTAAGAAAAACATATTCAACATCAAAAGATGTAAGCTTTTTTGTATCAATATCTTCTACGCAAGCTTTAATGAGTTCTAATACTGATCTCATTATCATCTTGTCATCATTCGATTCTTTGGCTTGTAATAGAATCTTTTCTTCTTTTACGAGGTACGGTCTGTAATTATGAATTTTGCCTGTACTCGGTACTGTCAGTTCATGTAGTATTGCATTGTTTAAAATGGGTAGTGCCACGGTATTCTTCCTTTATATTATAGTCATTATGTTATATTTATAATAGTTGTCCAACACGACTTGCCAAAGATCCTAGACCTAATTTGATAAGATCACTCATTGGATTTTGTTTTTGTGTTGTTGATTTCCAGGCTGTATAACTCAAGCTTATACTTATTTCCGCGATGCCGTCTTGATCATTAGAAAATTCAATACCCGTTATTGATGTCGGAAATGCGTCTTCTAATTCAACTTCGTATGTTATCTGATCTTTAGTGACAAAGTCTAAGTCTAGTTCACCTTGAGCAAGATCGAACGGTCCAATCTTAGGCAATCGATTTTGTATACTACTTGGAAGCTTGGGAATACCTAAGCTTGTTTTATAAACCGGTAAACCAAAACCTTTTTTAAGAGCTTGTATTTTAACAGGTTTAGAATAATCTCTTTTGTATCCTACTTCGTATGTGTTTGGATCTATTGCTAGGTCAGCCCATCGATCAAAATAATTTTTAATACCAAAATCATTAAGTACCAGAAATGTTAAGGTCACGTCACCAAATATAACGCCATTTACTATTTTTTGACTAACAGGACCAATTATTCTATCAGCAGTGGCTATTTGTTTACCTGGTACGTTAACAGCTTTGCATATTAAATTATATTCACGCGTAGCTTCACCTGACTTTTCTCCAAGTGGGGGTAATATGACTCTAAACAAATTAGTCATTGCTACCCCGCCGCCTTTACTAATTACACCTTTAAATTCATCAACAGAATATGCCATATTAGATTTGTTTCCTTGAGTCAGCCCATACTTTTTGCTGACCAGATTTCTTCCAATCAGCGGTAGGTAAGAACGTTGCAATTTCCCATTCACTTGCCGGTACTACCGCAAATCTGGACTTTACATGTTTAGTTAAATAATGTTTGAAACAAGGTTTAAACCATTTAAACTTAGATGCATCTTTAAGCTTATCATATGTAAATCTCATACGTGTTGTTTCGTCATATTTTTTATTAGTCGTTATTTCCATTAAAGCATCAAGCAATTTAGCTCTAAGTACTGGAGGAAGGTAATGCAAATTTAATCCATAAAAACCGTCAGGAGCTTTATCAACGACAATCGTTAATGGGAACTTATCGAAGTATGGTAAAGTTTCTTTATGTTTAGGATCATAGAAATACATCAACATTTGACCGTTAAGACTTTTATTCTTAAGGACTAGCTCTTCTTCTTTCATGAGCTGACCCCGTGATGTAATCTTACCCATATCCTCAGCTCTCTTGCGGAACCATTCTATTGATTCCTTGGTCCGTGGAGTAATCCCGGCCTTAAAGGCTTCTTTTGATACATTCTTAAATATGTCAGACAATTGTATTTCCTACTTAATTACTATTCTATTTATAACAAAAATCAAGTAAGAACCTTACGTTTCTTCTTTTTAATCGTACGTTTCTTAGGGAATGGTTTAAGGCCCTTTGTTGACTTAGGCATAATACCCATACTCGTCAGTTCACGTTCAGTCCATATCCAAAAGACCCATTTCCTGTCAGCACAAAAGTTCTCGGCGGCCTTCCACTTATTAACATTTTTAATATAAGCAAATGATTCGTTAAGGTATCTTTTAGTTTTTCTACCAGGAAATGCCGGGGTTTTGGTCTGGACATAAGGCTTTATTTCAACCATCGCAATCTTACCCGTCTTAAATTTGATCTTCAAGTCAGGATAATAACGATGATACTTGTTGTCAAGGTCATAGAAGTATGGTACTACTATCTCTTCGCTCGACCACGATACGATTTCATCATTGTTTTCACACCATTTAAATGCGTATTTTTCCCACATGCTTCGGTACACGACCTTTGTATGATCGCCGTCGTATTTGTGTGGATGTTTAATAACATATTTGCCAGAATAAGCCATTCATTTCCTTATAAATAGTTCTATAAAACTATATATTACATTAATAACGCCGTCTGGAGAAAAACGTTGGCAGACACAGAACAAATACAGGCCGAAGAACAAGAAGCCGTTGGTGGCAATAAGCAAGCAGCTGAAATGCGTTATCCGATACAGCGCCAAGAAGATTACGGCGCGACTGTTGAATTTATGGTTCATAGAACAGAAACAAATTCTACTGGCGAAGATCCAAAAGCTAAGACCTCAAAGAATGTGGCCGGTGAACATCCAGATATTAAACCTAAAGCACTAAGAACACCGGACGAAGATACTAAAGTAACTTTATATCTGCCGGCAGGTTTAGCGTTTAACGACGGCGTGACTTACGATAATGTTAATATTGGAATAATGGGCGTAGGAGCAGAAGCATTAACGGGAATATTAACATCAAAAGATCCGAAAGCGGCCGCTAGGCAAGCAACTATGAATTTAGGTAAAGGCCTTAAGGGTAGTGGTGGAAAGGAAGCTGCTAAAACTATAATGACTAGTGTGGCTTCAATTTTTGGCACCGAAGGTGTTGGAGGCGGTGTACAAGGTACGTTAAGAGTAAAAGCAAACCCGCATACTCGTGTATTATTTGGTTCTGTTCCTATCAGAACATTTGAATTTAGTTTTACATTTTTACCTTCAAGCCTTAAAGAAGCAGAGACAGTAATTAAAATAATTAAAAGTTTCAGAACAGAATTATATCCAATGGGTATAGCTCAAATCGGAGAAACTTATGGCGGATATGCTTATCCTGATATGTATGATATACAATTCCTTTATAAGGGTAAAGAAATTACCGATGCTCCAAAGCTTTTACCTTGTTATTTGCAGGGCGTTAATACAAATTATAACCCAAGTCAAATGGCATTTTTTAAAGATGGTAAATTTACTGAGATCACGTTAGCACTTTCGTTCACTGAAACTCGTACTCTCTTTAGACAAGACATAATCGAGGGAGGATACTAATATGAGTTCTTATTTCCAAAACTTTGAACAGGTTGATTACAAATTCGGCGATGAAGTATCATTAACTAAAATTCAGAATCTAACCCAATCTGTAAGAATTGCTGATATAATTAAAGACGACATTTCGTTCTATTCAAGATATACAATACTTGACGGTGATCGCCCGGACATATTATCTCATAAATTTTATGGGAACAGTAAGTATCATTATACGTTTTATCTCATGAATACTAAATTGCTAGAAGCTGGATGGCCGTTAGTATCTTCCGAAGTAACAAAGCTGGTCAAAGAAGTTCATCCTAATACTGTTATTGGTACTGGAGCTGAAATGCACGGTAAATTTGATATTGGCCAAACAGTTACTGGATCAGTTAGTGGTGCGACAGGTAAGATATTGACTAAACGATATGATTACGGTCAAATAATTATTGAAGGTACACAATCGTTTAATCCACTCGAAGTAGTTACATCTCTTGATGCTGACAATCGTACCGAAACTTTAACTTTATGCGAAGCGACTACTGAATCTAATTCTACTCATCATTTTATTAATGGCGATGGAGATTATGTTGATGTAGATCCACACACACTCGAC